GCCATTGTATAAGTCCAAGTCTCTGTTCCTCCTAGGCTATTGAGATGGTTTGTCGCTATCAATACGCTTTTTCCATCTCCCTTGAGTGCTTTTTGCTCTAAGGTTTCCTGTGGCATTGTTTCAACATTCTTTGTGTTGAACATCGCTATATTGGCATTTGCCCACTGGTCTACTGCTACAATCTCGTCATAATCCTTTGGAGCATTGACAACGCTTCCGTTTTCTGTTGTATGTACATAAATTCCTTTCGCCCGGATGTACTCTCCTGTTTCATTTAGGATAAATTCACGACATAAAACGTGGATCTCATTGAAATCGTTGTATGTCCTGACATAATCAAGTATTTTTTTGTCGGATTCTTCAAATCCTTCACGGCCTACGTATTCAACGGCCAATAATATCTTTTTCATCTTTATTTTTGATGTTAATGATTACCTGCTCCCATTGTTTTGCTATTTTTTTGATATCACGCATTTCATTTACCCATGCTTCTTGAGCATAGAGTCTTTGTTGGCGATATGATTCATCTTCAATGAGTTTTCGAAGTTTTGACATCCACTTATCATGTCTGTTTTTTACCAAGTCATCCTGATCCATCTCTTGAGTGTATGGTAGCACTTTAGAAGCCAATGTGACAGTTCCAACTGCCGCATATTCATAGAATTTCAAGCACGACTTAGATCGGTTGAATCTAGTGTCTGTTAGTGGTGCTATGCCTATATCTAGGTTTAATTCTGCAAGCTTATCACGATATTTTTCATATGGAACAAATTTGATGTGTTTGTAGTCCATTTGCTCGAGTTTCTCATATAACTTTGGAAAATCTTCCATCCATTTCATTTTCTTTTTCCTGTATTTCAAGCAGAAGTCATTAAGCTCTTTGAATGGCCTGTCATCTATGCCAAATATGTAGAATTCGAATCCATACTCATCTTGAAGTTGCTTTATTGCATCTACTACGATAAGCAAGTCTTGGATATGGACATTTGAGCCTTGAAAACCTATGCGAAGCTTCTTGTTTCCACCTTTACGCTTCTTATACTGAGAAAAGTCCAATGCGTTTGGTATTACATTGATTTTATCTTTCAAGTCCGGGAACATATTGTATATTTCAGCTTTTAGTTCCGGTGTGCTTACTGTTATGCCATCAGCCATATGCATAAGCTCTCTTGATGATAGCACAGCGTAATCTTTTATCTTTACGTATGGATTGTTTTCATCTATTCCTTCGTAATTGTCGTCAGTTTCATATATGATTGTTTTTCCTATGCTCTTAAGGAATCCGACCATCTTCATCAGAGTTCCTTCGTAAAATCTGTTGAATATAAAAACATCGTAGTCATCATGGTCGAAGTTATAAGCTGTTGATTTACAAAAAACCTCGTGGCCTAATTTTTCGAGCTGTTGAGCTACGACTTTGTTTCTTATTACATACGATGGATTTTCTTCCTTCGTATTGTTAATCATTGCGATTCTTAGTTTTTCTCCTTCCATAGTTTTTATTGAGCTTTTATTTTTCGAACTATCTTTGCAATCTCATCACGGTTTGTGAATCCGTTTGTTTGCATTATTTTTGATAGTTCGGATAGCTTTGATACGAATAAATTATTAAAACGTTCTATGCGTTGCATGTTTCCGCTTCTTTGTACTGACATCCTGTCTCTTGACATTATGCGTATTTCGTTTTGAAGTCTTGCCATCCTAAAATCAGTGAACTTCCTTTCACGTACATCATTGTCGAGTTTCTTCATAAACTCTTCAACGTCCTTCATTTTTTGGTTTGTTACAAGCATGTGTCTATAAACAATTACACCCATATTATATCACAAATATGGGTGAGTTGCTAATTGGCTTCCAAAACTCCCGGAACGAGTCCGGGAGTCGTTGGGAACAAACTAGGCTCCAAGGTTGGTGCAGACAGAGTTTGCTTTAGGTCGTTTCATGATCAATTCTCCGTAGAAACGAAGTGTTGCTTCGTATTGAGGAGTATAACCAGTTACACGAGACCAAACTCCTTTACCATCAGGAGCGACAGAGAATTTTACTCCTCCACCTAAGTCTCCGATAGTAATAGAACTAGGATCAAGGTTGAACCAGTGGTTCGTCCAAGTATCGATGTCCATGTAGACCTTTCCACCCATGAAGTCAAGGTAAGGCATTTGAACTTCACCTTGAAGGTTGATTCCACCTTTGATGACCTCAGAAGTGTTGGCAGTTTGTTTAAGAGCAGTTAGCTTGCTTGCCCATGCATTGAACACAGTCAAGTTTGCTACACCGATCAAAGATCCTACTCTGTGAGCTACAGTCTTCAAGAATGCTTTTTGCATAGGAGCTTCACCTACGGAAGCAATGCTATGCGATGCAGTGTCTACATAAGCTTGTAAGTTTACGTAGTTTGCAACGTTTACGTTCTGAACAGTACCTGTGTTAACAATAAGACCTTTAAGTCCTTGCATTTCAGAAGCGGCCGCACCGTCTGCAGAAGCTTTAAGAACTGAGTCCTCATCAGTCCATGAACGAGCAGATGCAAGCGTAATGCTGTTTCCAGCAACAGCTGATACCTGAACTGCGTTTCCTGATCCAATTTTGATGTAATCTCCTGGTTGGATGTAAGCGGATCCGTCAATATCAGAAGTATCTGCATCTAGAGCCTTAACAGTCAAGGCAGTGCTACTAGAACCTGAACCGTTGGCACGTGCGATTTTACCGCTACCGTCACCATTGAAGGTACGATTCATTTCACGACCGACAGCAATTTCCATTCTGTCAGTGTATCCCTTCACAAAGTCGATGAGTGATCCTTCGGATACTTTTGCCATCGCTTCAACAGTTTTTTCATGAACTTGAACATCTGCGTACAAGTCTTTGGCAGAAACTGTGATCTGAACGTTGTCAGCTTTACCTCCGGTCAATTGAGAACCAGTAGCGAACTGTCCAACGTTAGAGAACTGTCCTACCCACTCAGTCACGTAGAAAGAGTTATTGGCAAGAATCTCTACTCCTGAATTTCTTTTTAATAGTGTCAACAGCGGAGTGGTCTGTGGCACATTGTCTGCAATCTTCTTGTCGATTGATTTCTGAAGAAGATTCAAGACATCTGATGGTGCTAATGCCATAGTGGCTTGAAAGTCTCCCTTCCCGAAACTTGATTAAATATTTTATGAACTCATTTTTTTGATTTCATCCGCAAGGAAGGAACGGTGTCCTTCTTCAGTCCTGACATTGACTTGCTTTTCATTCGGTTCTACCTTTTTGCCACCTTTATCGCTTTTATACGAGGTGTCACCCTTGGCCTGTTTGATGATGTAATCACGATATTGGGCATCATGCTTTCGCAAATATGCGGCCAATGGATCATGGATACCGGATTCCTGCATGAAGTCGATTATCTCTTCTTCATTAAATGCTGGCATTCCTTTCATCTTACCTACCTCAGTTTTGGCAGAATCGATTTTATTACCGAATTCAGCTACTTGTTTTTCTTTCACCTTTTCAGCTTCGAACTCATCTCTAGTCATCAGGCCGAATTCTTTTGCAAGACCGGAACCTTTAATGATTTTGAGAAGCATTCTAGCAGTGTCAACGTCCTCTTTGGAGAAGTTATCAGGATTGTCGATAATCTCCTGTGCTTTCTCAGTCGCTTCTTTTTTCTCCTTTGATAAAGCATTTTCGAGTTGCTTTCTCATTTCAGCAACTTCCTGAGACTTGCGAGTATAGTCTGATTGTCTCATGTACCCTGATGCAAGTTCTTTGGCAGTCATCTCAACGATTTTGCCATTGATTTTAACTTTCACCGGAGTATCATCAGAATAATCATCCTCGAGGTTTTTGTTAGGTTCCTCTTCCTCCGCATTTGGATCTATTGGATTCCCATCCTCATCGAGTTTGGGTTGTTCCTCATCCTCTTGCTTTTCTTCTTCGTATTCCCATTCGGAATACTTTTTTTGTTCTTGCATAACTTTTATTCGAGTGTCATCCCGGATTATTCTTTCTCTAAAGAGACAAGAGTCCGGTAGGACTTGTTCGATAAATTGTTATGGTGTTATTATAAAACAATCACTATATCACTGTCAAATTATTATCTTTCGATTTTTTTCCTATAGGCTTTCATTCTTGCTATTTCATCTTCTCTTGCCTTGGACATTGCAATTGCAACAGCCTGATTTTTAGGCTTTCCTTCACGCAACAACTTCTTTACTTGCTCAGGTATTGGTTTTTTAGATTTTCCTTGTTCAGGAGCTTGGTCGTCTGATGGCGTATATACTATTTGCTGATCATTGTTCATATGATTTCAGCCTTCCAACTATTTATCTTCTTTTTTTGGATACATCTTTTCTACCATTTCATCAGTCTTTTCATCGTTGCTCTTTTCGTTTTCTTTTACACCGATTTTATGGATTTCAAAGCACATATCCTCTTTAGCTTCGTTTCCCTCTCTCTCATTCATTGATTTTCTTGTAGCTTTTACTTCTACAACGAGAGTATACTTCTGACCGACTTTCCAGTCTTTGATTTCTGGAAGCTGTTCGCTGTTTAAGTCAAGATGTGGGTAATACATCTCGTTTTTTGATGGTTTTTCAATAGCCATCTCTTCTCCCATTTTTTTTCCAACTTCGTACATTTTCATATTATTGTTGTGATTCTTCAGCAGGAGCACCGCCACCTATTTCAGGTATAGCGGATCCTCCTTGCGGAGCACCGTTAGCTAATATTGTTAAAATTTGCTTTTGCAATTCTACTGGCAACACCTTGAAGTCAGGAGCATCTATCAGTGATTTACCGAATGTTGACTCTTGAATAAGTTTTGCCACTACGTCTTTTGTGTTTCCAAACTTGAGTGTTTCAAGTGCGGTTTCCTTCGGCAAGATTCCTTCTTTTACAAGGTCTAGCACGAAGTATCTTTGACCCTCTTTAGTCCAAGTCATATCGCTTTCAACTTCGACCATAGTTGTCCTATTTGGATCTATGACTATCACATCTTCAGGTATTTCATTTCCACCCTGCTCTAGTATTTCCTTTCCTCTCTTACCAATTACACGATATGCTTTTGGCTGTCCGTTTTCATCGTTCATTATGACATTTTCGATATCAGTCATATCGTATGCCAACATTTCTGTTAGTTTCTCTGTGAGGTCTGTTAGGCACTCGTTAAGATTATCTAGTTGAGTTCCTATGCTTCCGAAGTCTGCTTCTTTCAATGATTCAATTGCTCTCCATGCTTCTACTCCTGTTGGAAGTCCGGCGGCACTTGTCATTGCGACTCCTTGCTCTCTCATATCTTTTTCAGTGATACTGATTGCATTCATGAAAGCATTTGGAACGCTTGCTTCTTCCATTACCTCAGGTTTGAATCTCTTATATCGAATAAACTCACCATCGTTTGTGGTTAGTATTTTTGCATCTTCACCTTTTTGCATGATGATTCGCCCGGTGTCTAGTTTCTTTGCTTTATGCTCTAGTTTTGATATGAAGATATCGTATGCCTTGTTCAGTGGCATTAAATCTTCCATGAAGCTTGTTGAGTATGCTTCATCACCCCAGCAGAACATTGAAATTGGAAATTTTGAAAGCTTTGTCATTTCATCTCTAACCTTTTCAGTTCCGATGTATGCTCTGATTCTTAGTCTTTCCTCCTCTTTAATTTTCGGCTTAACTGGATTACCATTGTCATCAGTCTTTCCTTCGAATGACTGCATGTATGTTTCTTCGTCTTCAATAACATTGTTATCTTCTCCAACTTTAACTCTTACGATTTGATAAAGTTCGTCAACAATTACATTGTCATCAGGTGCATTACCGAATCTCTCTCTCATGTATGAGTCTTTGTAGATTGAACTTGAATATTTTCCTGCTTCTCTTGCACCGTCTTTTATCTTCTGAATTGCATCTTGATCATATAAATCATTTCCCACTAAATCATCAAGCCTATGCGACACATGTTTGGCCAGCATAGGATATTCATTGATATTTGATATTGTTGGGAATATTGATATTTCGAACGGATCATATACTGCGAGTTCTTTCTTTCCGTTGTCGTTCAATATTTGAATGTATGCAACATGATAAAGCTCAGCATATCTGATGAGCTTCTTTTTATGCCTAGATAGTTTCATTACCTTGTTTAGGTAATAGTCAACATATCTTGCTTGTAATTCTGCCGCTTGTTTCTCTCTCTCTTGTTTCTTTGGATCTACGTTGTCAGCAAGAATTATATTTGTATCCGGGTATACTACCGGTCTTTGTTTTACTTTCAAGATAAGATTTCGCACCGAGTCAAGCTGTTTCTTTGCCTTTGGTATTTCACGTATAACCTTATTCTTTCCTACCTCTGTTTTTCTCATCCAGTTTCCTGTGGCGTCTTTTCTTGGATACGTAAAATGCACTCCTTCGTAGAATGCTTGTGCTAGGTACCACCTTGGCTCCCAGTTTTTCTTATAGGACTTTAACTGGTCGATGGACTTCCTGTCTTTTGTAGCTTGTGTTTCAGGCGTGACGTTTTTTGTCGCTTTGTCTAGAATATTTTTCTTCATATTTTATTTTTCTCCTTCCTCGCTATTATCTTCTTCTTGACCCTCCATTATTTCTCGAAGTTTTTCAGGTGTTACGTCTTCAGGTATTTCAAATTCTTCCGTTTTTTCTTCTTCTTCTTCTGCATTTGGATAATCGTATCTTTCAACATTTGTGTATCCTGATTGAGGATCTACATATACGACACGCTCATTGATGTTTTTTGAAATAAACTCTTGCTGTTGTTTAATAACCTCAATGAGCTGAAGTTCTATCGTCCTATCTCTTGAAAATAGTTTTTTTAGTTTTTCTATCATGGCTTTATTATAACATAATGCTTTTACATTGTCATCCAGTCTATGTCGTTTTCTTCTTCCTCCTTTAGCTTCTTCAAGTATAGCAAGTCTCGTTTCTTGATATCTGCTGTGGTTTCTTGTTCTTTTGGAGGTTCAGGCTTCTTCTCACTGAATAACTCATGCACGTCCATAATTCCGTACCTGTCTGCATCTACGCAGTGGTCTTCACCTTTGCTGTCCAAGTCTTCCACCCTTACCGAATCATAAACAAGTGCCGGGATTGTTCTGATTGCATTCGGACATAATCCTTCGAAGTATATCAGTTTTGATGTGATCGTATCTCCTAGCTTAAATGGCTTCATGTATTCACGCATGATTCCCCATCCATTGATACGATCGTTATTTCCACGTCTGAACGTCAGCCATCCTCCAGTTTCCTCTTCCATCTGCTCGGCACCGCTTTTCTCCATTGCATCCTCTCCCTTCTTTGCAAATATGGCCGGATCTGCCACCATATTTCCCTGTAGCAAGTCTTTCTCCCAATCAGGTGTCATATCTGCTATTTTCTTTGCCAAGGCTCTGTACGTGTGTCCTGTGACGTATAGCTCCCTGTATACAAACAGTCTACCTATCTCATCAAGAGCCGCCCAATGGACTGCTGATGGTGCTGAGTATCCATAGTCCATCCACAAGAATCTCATCCAGTGTGCTGGTATCTTAAATGGCTTGCAGGTATTCCAATCTCTTCCCCATTCTGTGAAGTATTGTCCTTCGAACATATCCCAGTCTCCATCCCTGAATGCTTTTCGTAATTTTTCAGGCAATGAGTTAAGTGTTGCTTCATAGCTTGGGTTCTTATTTGGATTGTCAGTATATTTTGCTGGAACATAACAGAACTGATCTGCTTCTGCTTCTTCAGGTTCGAAGTCTTTATCAATGAACATTTTCTTTACCCAAGCGTGTCCAATACTTCCAGGGTTAGTTCCTGCTATAAATTTTACATCTTCAATGCCAGGCCAACGTAAACGATGTCTCAACGCAAGGAACTTCTCGTATGTATTCTTTGTCAGCTCATCTACTGCTATGGCCGCAAACTCTGCTGATGCATATTTACTTGCATCGTCCAAGTTTCTGAATGCTATAACTCCGGATCCGTATGCTGGATTTAGTATCATACATCTTCCGTATGATTTATGGTCTGAGTGTAGTGTTCCTAGCCATGCCGGGAATTCCCCATCTATTTTTGACAAGTGCCTGTCTTTCAATGCAGGGTAGTCTTCACAGAATAACCCAACGACAATATTTTTTTTTTATATTTCCTGTAATAATAAACAAGGAGGACTACCAATGCCCACCTTAGCCAATAGCTTTTCCCTCCGTACATAGCTCCACCGTAGAGAAGGAACTTATATTTTTTCATCTTTTCGAATGCTACCCTCTGCTTTTCACTCGGATGAATAAGCTCCATTAAGCTAATTTTTGGATTGTCAGATATCTTCTTCATCAATGTCTCCCATTATGTCATCAATTAAAATTGGTTGTTCTTTTAATTCAACCCCTTTTTTTTCTTTATATTCCTCTGGCCATCGTCTTTCTAATCTCCAAGCGGCCGCTCTCCAATCCCTTATCTCTCCCATCCTTATACTCTTCAAGCTAGTCTCTTTAACCTTTGCATTTGCCTTGTCTACTAGTTCAGAAAATTCAGGATTCGTCTTTCTCCAAGTATTGAATGTTTCGAATGATATCCCTACTGCCATGCACACATCTTTGTAGTTTAATCCTAACTCTAACTTCTGCCTGATATCGTTTTTCATCTCTTCGTTTAGCTTTGTCTTCCTTCCTGAATTCTTTGCTTCGTTTGAACATTTTACACTACAAAAC